TTTGTTAAAGCTGGAAACTATAAATATATCAGGCTTAGGTTAAGTGATTCAGCTATTCTTGCAATAAATGCTGAAACAGGTGCTGTCATACACACGAATTCTTTAGATGCTTACACTGTTACAAAGCTAAATAATGGTTGGTATAAAATGAGTTTAGTCGTTACAACGACTAGTAACGGTATAGTTGACATTGTACTATGTACTTCTAACGGTGATGAAGCTTGGACGCCTACTGGCACAGAATATATTTACGCTTGGGGCGCTCAACTGGAAACTAGTGATGTTGCAACAAGTTATATACCTACAACAACAACAGCTGTAACAAGGGCTACTGATTATATAAAAAATACAAATCTTGGTTATTATAACCAGTCAGAAGGTACTGTACTTGTTGATTTTACACCATTAGGGTGGGGCAGTTCTTGGCCAGAAAGTTTCAACCTATCAGGAGGTGGTGATTCTTTATTTAATTATTTCAACATTGGTACGTCACACTCTTCTTTGAAACTAAATGGTTATTTTGATGCGGGTTCTCCCAACTATGCATTAACTAAAGACATAAGAACCATAAGTGCTGCGCGTTATAAAAGTGCGTCATATAGATTATATGTTAATGGCAAGCAATGTATTGGTTCTACCGAAACATATGTACCTACGAGCATAAATACTTTAAAGCTATTAAGTAATAAAATGCAAGGACATTTACATACTTTTAAATACTGGAGAACAGCTTTAAAGGATGTCGACCTTGAAAGGATTACAAAATGAAAACAGTTTATTTAAAATGTAAAGACGTAGAAGTTTTAAACAAGTTTTTATGTGTCCCCTCAGAACCGATAATCAATAAAGAAACTGGTGAAGTATCATTCCCTAAACCTGTTAAACAAAATCCAAATATCATTGGATACATTCAGCCACAACGTGGTGTCAAAGCCCAAAAAGCTATTACAACTACAGCAGGTATTGAATACCCAGCGCAAGAACAAATAGGTGATCCTGAGTATTGGTATACTTGTGTGCAATTTAAAGAAGATAAATACGAATTATCAAAAGGTATACAAGAAGTTGATGAAAAGATTGGTAAACAGATTGTAGGAGTTTGGGCTGGTGAATAATGATTGATAACCAACAAGATAAAGATCTACAGTACGCAGCTGAAACTGTATTCGCAATGATAGCAGCCACTGATGGGGAGACAGTTGTATCAGCTGTTCCTGATGGGTATGATGAAGTGCAGCAAGGTTCTGAAACAATGGACGATACTACTTTACAAGGGGTATTAAAAGCTGCGATAGAAGCTAGTTATTCGTGGAATGACATCGACTACAGAAGCCAACAACGTATAGATGCTGATAAATATTACAGAGGAGACCCAACTGGCGACGAAAAAGATGGTAGATCTAAAGTTGTAAGTCGTGACGTAGCCGAGGCTGTTGATAGTTTGATGCCAAGTTTGATGAGGGTATTTGCTGGCGGTGACAAGATGGTGAAATTCACTCCAAATGGTCCGGGAGATGAAGAAGCTGCTGAGCAAGCTACGGATTACATAAACCATATATTTATGGAAGAGAACGACGGATTTATGGTGTTGTACGAATGGTTCAAAGACGCCTTATTGAAAAAGAATGGTATTGTAAAAACTTGGTTTGAAGAAAAGACAAAGAAAACAAAAGAGGTGTACCAAGGATTACCTATTGAAGAGTTAGAAGCATTACAGTCGAATCCGGATATAGAAATAGTTGAGATTACTGAATATACAGAGACCCAACAAGTAGTAGAAGTACCAACAATAGACCAAGCAACAGGGGTCCATGCTGTAGACGTACCTCTGTACGATTGCGTAGCGCATGTAGTAGGTGTGGAAAAGAAGATATGTATAGAAAATGTACCACCGGACGAATTTATACTGGAGCGTAGAGCTGTTTCGTTGAAAAAGTGTTCATTTTGTGCACAACGCAGTCTTCGCACTGTTTCAGATTTGATCGAGAGTGGGTTCCCGCCCGATCTTGTAGAGAGTATACCAGCAGCAGACTCTGAAGTAGTCATTGGTAATACCGAGAGAGATGTCAGATTCAATGATGATACAGACGCAACTTTAGACGCTTCGGTATCCCCTGACAAATCTATGAAGAAAGTTTGGGTCGTGGAGGCGTATATAAAAGTAGACTATGATAATGATGGCGTTGCGGAATGGAGAAAAGTAACCCTTGGGGGTAACTCCGACGCAATAGGGTCTGTAATTATAGGTAATGAAGAAGTTGACGACCACCCATTTAGCGGACTTACCCCTGTCCCAATGCCACATAAGTTTTTTGGCATGTCTGTGTTTGATCAAACTAAGGATATACAGGATATAAAGACTGCGCTAGTTCGTGGTATGCTTGATAATATGTATCTTGTAAATTCGCCAAGAACAGGTGTTGTTGACGGTCAAGTTAATTTAGACGACTTACTTGATTATAGAATAAATGGTGTAGTCCGGATGAAGCGTACTGATTCTTTAGTACCTATAACAACCCCGTTTGTAGCTCCGGAAACTATGACACTTGTAAATTATTTTGATAAAGTTAGGCAGGAACGGACAGGGACTAACCCACATGGAGGAGCAATAAACCCAGACGCACTCCATAAGACTACTATAGTGAACGACTTAGTTTCTCAAGCTGGTATGGCTAGGGAAGAATTGATTGCACGTATTTTTGCCGAAACAGGTGTTAAAGATATGTTTCGACGTATCTTTAAATTAACATGCATGTACGAAGATAAAGAGAAAGTTGTTAGACTTAGAAATTCGTGGGTTCAAATTGACCCACGATCTTGGAAAGACAAGCTCGATGTAACAGCTGTCGCTGGTATCGGTATGGGAGATAAACGTCAACAAGCTGCGTCAGCTGTTAAAGTCTTGGAAATACAACAAGCCATAATGGATAAGCAGGGTGGAACTGACGGTCCATTATGTGGTAAGAAGAATGTACACGCTACGTTGGGTAAATTGATAGAAGCTATAGGTTGGTATGATATTGATCCATACTTTACAGATCCAGGTACATTCCAACCACCACCACCGCCACCGCCAACACCTACTGAGCAAATGGAGTTTGAAAAAGTTCGGATAATACAAGAATACGAAAAACTACAACTGAAGGAAAAAGAAATAGAGTCGGTGGACAAAGCTAGAAAAGCTGAGCACGAAGAGCGTATGCGTAACATTGACTATATGATAAAGAAGCTTGAACTTGCTGTTCAAGGAATTAAGTTGGAGCAGACTAATGAATAACGACGAGGTAATTTTAGAACAAGGAGCAGCGGCGAAGAGGCTACTTGAGTCTGAAGATTATAGACTAGTTATACAGGGCGTACAAACGTCCACGTATAGACAGTTTATGGACACAGAACTTGATGAAATTGACAAACGAGAACAATTATACCATATATTACACGCATTCGGTATGATAGAAGAGTGTTTGTCAGCTTTAGCGGATAACCGCGAAATTGAGTTGCGTAGAAAACAGCATGATGAAAACCAAAAGGGAGATAACTAATGGATATAGAATTTACAGAACGCCTAGATAAGGCTATGGACTTGGTTGATGGAGACGACACAAACGTTGAAAATAAACTTGAACAAAAAGCGTCTGAGCATCAACCAACACTACAAGAAGATGGCGCGAATGAGGACGCCGCCACTAATACAGAAATTCCAGAAGAGTCTGGAACAGCTACTGTTGACGATAAAGTTGACAGTGACGTCAAATCTCAACCTCCCACGGAAGAGACCATTGATGACAAATCCAATGAAGATGGAACGGGCGAATCTGATGAAGATCAGACCATCGAACCACCTAATTCTTGGTCGGGTGAGGATAAGGAGCTTTTTAATGAATTACCAGAGTGGGCGCAAGAAGCTATAAACACAAGGGAATCACAACGAGAAGCGCATTTTTCTCAACGCACGGCTGCCGTGGCTACTAAAGAGCGAGAGCTTGATAGTCAGTTACAACAAGCGCAGCAATTACAGCAGAGACATTTTGCTGAACTGAAAAACTTGTCTGAAGTAGCTACAACGCTACTCCCAGCCAAATTCTCAGACATTAAGAACGAGGCAGACTACTTGCTAATGAAGTCGAACGACCCAGCACGCGCAAGCCAGTATGATGCGTTTCAAAGACTAGTCCACAACGCGAAGCAGCAACAAGCTCAGCTTCAGCAAGAACAGTTAGAAAAGCATCTCGCTAATGAGTTCACGCAACTAGCTTCTAAATATCCCGAATTCCAAGATCCTGAGAAGGGTGGGGAAATACTTGACACAGTTAGAAAAGTTTGTGTCGAGAATTACGGGTTTTCACCGGAAGAAGTTGCGGTCATTGCAGATCATAGGCATGTACCTATAATTCGCGATGCTATGAAATGGAGAGAACACGAAAGGAACCTTAAATCGGCAGCTACAAAGAAAGTTGTTAGGAGCCAGACTAAGACCATCCGACGGGCTAGTACAGACGGTACTTCTAAATCAGTTACGCAGGATTCTCATATCATAAACAAAGCTAGAAAGGCTGGTTCAATGGAGGATCAAGCTAATTTACTAGCATCATTACTATAGGAGGTAATACAAATGACCATTGAGTCAGGTACATATCTTACATATTCTGCCGTGGGTAACCGCGAGGATTTGGCGGATATAATTTATAATATTTCACCAACGGATACACCTTTTCAAGCACGTATCCCAACTACTACAGCTACTGCTGTTAAACATGAGTGGCAGACAGATTCTCTTGCTGCTGCAGGTGTTAACAAACAGCTGGAAGGTGATGAATTTGGGTATTCAGATCCAGCTAAAACAAGTCGTATTGATAACCAATGTCAAATTAGTTACAAAACAACTCTTGTTTCTGGTACACAAGACGCGGTTAGCAAAGCAGGTCGTAAACGTGAAATGGTATACCAATTGATGAAGAGAGCGAAAGAATTGCGTCGCGATATGGAGTTTACATTGACAGGTAACTACTCTAAAGTTTCTGGTAATAGTTCAACTGCAAGAGCTTTGCGTTCTTTATGTTCTTGGTACACTACTAATGCGCAACGTGGTGCAGGTGGTGCAGACGGTTCATCTTCAGCAGCAGCAACAGACGGTACTAAACGCCCTCTTTCAGAAGGTCTTTTGAAAGCTGGGTTACAAGCTACATGGACTGCTGGTGGTGACGTGGATATGATCATGACAGGGGCTTACAACAAGCAAGTCATTTCTGGGTTTAGTGGTAATACTACTAGAACTCAGGATACAAGTGATAAGAAGCTTTCCACAGCTATTGATATCTACGTGTCTGATTTTGGGTCACACCAAATAGTGCCTAATAGGTTTAGTCGTGATCGTGATGTTCATTTAGTAACAACTAATTTATGGGCATTAGCACAACTTAGACCTATGCGTACAGTTGACATAGCAGCGACTGGAGACGCTACAAAAGGTGTTATCATTTGTGAATACACACTTGAATCTAGAAACGAGGCAGGTTCAGCAGTTATAGCTGATTGCACAACTTCTGGATAATGTTCAATTAGCAGCATGGGGCTAAGTACCCCATGCTGCTACAATAGCGGAGAGTAGAATGAGTAATAAAGTAGAGGAAGCAACTCCTGAATTATTAACAGAGCTTAGCAAGCAAGCGGAAGACCCGCGTAGAAAACCAGCGGTTGTAGAGAAGCAAGAAAAAGTTAAATCTGCGCACACAGTCGAAGAACTTGAGGAAAAAGTAGCCGACGACAAGATTTGGGTTAAGTGCGTGTCAAAACTTCACCCATGTGCCGAAAACAATATTCGCATGGAGTATTGGAAAGACTATAAAATTAGTATTGAGATGGCTATAAAGTTTGAAGAGTCAAGATTTGCTGTAATATTAGAAACACCAAGTGAGAAGGATTAACATAAATGACTATACCAAGATTAAATGAAGCTGGTAATGTTGTACTTAACGCATCGTCCGACACTATAACTGAAACGGTATATATGGGGTTACCAGTGGCTGGCGCAGTCTCGTATTTCAGTGTGGTGGCTGGTAGTGACTTGGGTACATCAACAAAAACTTTTACACTAGCGTACGCCCCTCCGGGAAGTGCAACATATACTGATATAGGTAGCGCTGAAGTTACATTCGCATCAGATGATGCGAAAGGTACAACACAATATGTAGAGATTCCAGGAAGTGCTACAAATTCAGTGACTCAGCAAGGTTCTTTACGTATAACACCGTCCGGAACAGGGACAGGTGCAGTTCCACTTCATTATACAGTTATTATCGGAGTATAGTATGTCGGAAATAGACACAACTGGTGGTATGTATGTATCGGCCGATCCTAATTCTGATGTACGCGAGTATATTCATTATAACGAGGTAGATGATACAATTACACAACAGCGTGTCCAAGATATAGAACCTATTCTAGATAATGTAAAACAACTACGGGAATTCGGTGGTAGGGGTGAAACTGGGGAATTTTACCACGCGGCCCAAGTTCCCGTAGTAGTTGTTGAAAATTGGTTGAACCTAAGAGGTCTTTCAATGAGTCAATTTAAAGGTTCTGTCGTTACAGAGTTTTTAAACGACACCGACAATAAACCTTTTAGAGTATGGCAGGGGAGAGTGTAATGTCTCTAGACACATATGATAATTTAAAGACTGCTATTCTTACAAAACTGCGTAGAACAAATGATTCTGCTGCTGTATCTAATGTTACTAACTGGGTTACATTAGCGGAAGACGAACTTAGACTTGCATTCAGGGATATAAAAGTATCTGACGGTGAAGAAATAGACACAGCTTTTACAATTTCTAGCGAGTATACGGATCTACCAGACGACTTCATAGGAATTAGGCTAGTAGTTGACGGAAGTGGAAATTCACTTGACTATATAACACCACAAGTTTTATCAGAAGCATACACACCGACCACAGGAACGCCGAAATACTATACAATCCAGGGCAATAAGTTAAGAGTTTACCCATCTCCAGACAGTTCTAGCGACTACACACTTACATATTATAAATTACCATCACTATCCGATACTGTACAAACAAACTGGTTGCTGACAGCACATCCGAAAGTTTATTGGAGAGCTGTTCTATCTGAAGCTTATGAGTGGTACGATATGGGTGATAAAGTTGTAGCGTCTAACCAAGATAGGGATAGACTTTTAAGTAGGTTGTATACAACTGGAAGTGCGTCCGTATTAGCTGGTGCGTTGACGATAAGTAGGCAAGGGGAGACTCCGTAATGAATGTTCCGCAAAGAATGACGATAGCAAAGTTTGGACCGGACCAACCAGAAACTTCTGCTGGGGTTTCTAGGACAATAGAAAATGTACTGCCGAAAACAAGTTTAAGCTATAGTCCGTTACCTAATTTTGCACCATTTTCATCAGCGATGAGTAATAGGTTTCAAGGCGGGTTAGCATTCTCAACTACTTCTGGCGATGCTCGTGTGTTCACTGGCGATGTTTCTAAGCTATATAGGTACGCTGGTGCAGGAGACACACCGATAGATGTATCAAAAACAGGTGGTTATACAACGCCTGCTTCTTATCGGTGGGGTATGGCTTTGTTTGGAGAACGCGTAATAGCGACGAATGGTACGGACGCTATACAAAGCTATGTTGAAGGAACTTCTTCAGTATTTGCGGATATGATAACAACTGGTATTACAAGTCTTAGATCGAAAGTTGTTGATGTTGTTTCTGATTGGGTCGTGCTCGGGGACACAACCGATTCTACGTATGGCGATAAGGATCAAAGGGTGTGGTGGTTAGCTGTGAATGATCCTACAGACGCACCTATTCCTGGAACTGAAGACGCTGCGAATAAACTTAGCGATTTCCAAGATATTCCCGGAGACCATGGTAAGCTTATCGGGATAGCTGGTAACTTAGGGTTTTCTAATGCAGGATTATTTTTTGAAAGAGCTGTATTTAGAATGAATTACTCGGGGTTGCCAAAAATATTTGAGATAACGCCAGCTGAAGGGGCGCGGGGACTATTAGCTCGTGGGGCGTTATGTAAGTTTGGACCGAAAGCTTACTACGCTGGTGAAGATGGGTTTTATGTTTTTGATGGAAATTCATCAACACCTATAGGTAAAGAGTGGGTTGATGAATTTGTGTACAACGATATGGATTCAGCGTATTTAGATAGAATAACATGCACACAAGATCCAGCTAGAGGATTAATTTTTTGGGCATACCCGAGTAGTGGTAGTGCTGACGGTATTGTTAATAGACTACTATGTTACAGCCCTGCATTTAATAAGTGGGCTATTTCTGATGTCACTTCTCTTTCGTTAGAAGGGTTGTTGAACGCGCCTACGTTTGGTAAAACGCTTGAACAACTGGATACATTTGGGACAATAGACAGCTTGCAATTCTCTTTAGACTCCACTGTGTGGCAGGGTGTTCGTAGATCACTTGCTGCTGTGGATAGCGATCATAAACTTGGGTATTTTAGTGGTGAAGCTTTACCAGCTAAGATAGATACTGAAAATATTTCTCTCGGACCAAGACGTACAATATTGACTAGAGTACGCCCGCTAATCGATAATTCTTCCGCTAAAGTTGCTGTATGTAGCAGAGTTAGGCTCAGTGATTCTAACACATACACAGATCTTCAAGCACAAGAAGACGATGGGTCTGTTGCTGTCGATTCTGAGGGAAGATATCACAAAGTTAGAGTTGAAACAACTTTAGGTGAAGAGTGGAGTGAAATGAGTGGTGTTGATGTTGAAGAATACGCAGATTCAGGAGTTTAAATAAGTGGCTATAGATTTAACAACAGTTGATCAAATTCCTGTAAGTTTACCAGATGAACGTGAAGGACAGCGTATCATAGCAAGAAAAGTAAATGATTTGTTAGGTGGGCGGGCGTCTACAATTATGTTCGGCGTTACAAGCAAAGCGCAATTAGGTGTGTGGGGAGCTACACCTATATCACAACCTACTACAGCAAGCTCGTCAGCCACATTTGTATCGGGGACTGGGTCTGGGGTTACAATCGATGCAACATTTGATGGATACACTATAGGACAGACAGTTAAAGCTTTAAGAGATTTAGGAGTACTAGAATGACATTTTATAACCCAAGAAGACGAAGACCTCAAGAATATGATCCAAGAATTACACCTAGACAACAAAATCCGTTGGATCAACGTGGTACTATTGTGGAGGAAGAACGCCCACAACAAAACCAACAAAACCCTATGATGAACGCCGTTAATATGTATAGTAAAGGGCGACAAATGACAAATGCTGGGAAAGGTGCTGGTGGGCAACTTAGTAGATTGTACGGGCGGTATACTATGGATTCCGGAGTTAACCCAGAATCCCTTATGTACGGTAGCGGAGAAGCAACAGCACAACAATCTGGAGCAACTAATTTACTTGGTGGTGCAAATGCTACAATGCCTACTGCGGAAGCTGTGCAGAGTGCTAACACGGCTAATTTCTTAAATGCTGGCGGAAATATTGGAACATCTGCAGCAGGTAATATAGGGAGTAATGCGGGAGGAGCTGGGTATGGTGTGTTGTCTGCTCCAGAAACGACCCCGTGGCTTTCTGGACTAAGTGAAACAGGTGCGTTGACAAGCGGTATGGAAGGTGCTGGGTCTGGAGCTGGTATGGCTGGTATAACAGGTGGGGCGGAAGGGGCTGGATCGCTTGCTGCCGCTGAAAGTGCCGCTGCCGCTGAAAGTGTCGCCGCTACTTCTGCCGCTGCCGCTGAGGGTGCTGCCGCAGCAAGTTCTGCTGGCGCAGCAGCTGCTGGTTCTGGCGCAGCTGGGGCAGGGTTGGCAGCAACAGCTGCGACAACTATACCTATTGTAGGTGCTGTTGGGGCAGCTGTGTATGGTGTTGGGAGTGTGTTAGATTGGTGGTAGTAGGTATAAAAAATGACGGTGTAGAAGCTGTGTGGGGCAGAGTTGAACCCCTGTTGAAAAATGCAGTTGGGAAGAGTCAAGGTGATTACAGTGTTGCAGATATAAAAGATTGTCTATTGTCTAGAGGCATGCAACTGTGGATATGGGTAGTTGATGATAAAATAGAAGCTTGCTGTATAACACAGATAATGGACTACCCTAGACGAAGAGTACTACAACTACCTTTCATAGCAGGAGCTGGTATGAAAGATTGGCTGAAAGCTGAAAAGTTGTTCGAAGCGTACGCTATTTCGCAAGGGTGTACGCAATTTGAAGGCTTCTGCAGAAAAGGATGGACACGCGTTTTAAAAGATTGGAAAATCGCGTGGATAACAATGAGAAAGGAGCTATAATATGGGCGGATCAAGTGGAGGTGGAAATACCACAACTGTTCAACAGGCTGATCCATGGGTTGGGCAACAACCGTATTTGAAATACGGGTTCACACAAGCGCAGGATCAGTATAAAAATCATATGCCGCAGTACTATCCAGAAAATACTGTGACAGACTTGTCCCCTACTACGCAGACATCAATGGGGTTACAGACAAAGCGCGCTCTTATGGGCAACCCAGTGCAGAATGCCGCTAATACGCAGTTGCAAAGTACAATAAAAGGGGATTATTTAAATAGCAATCCATATTTAGATTCTATGTTCAATAAAGGTGCGAATAGCTTAGCTACGGCGTATAATGATACGGTAAGAGGTAATACTGCAGGGTTTACTGCTGGTGGTAGGCTCGGCTCTGGTATGCAGGCGTTTTATAATAACAGGGCACAAGAGACACTTGCTTCAGGTCTCGGTAACTTAGCGACAGAGACGTACGGTAATAACTACGCACAGGAACGTAAGAATCAACTTGGTGCTATAGACCAGGGAATGCCATATGTGAACCAAGATTACACAGATCTAAGTAAACTTAGTGATGTTGGTGCTGCGAGAGACACACATAACCAAGCTGTACGAGACGCAAGTATCGATCGCTGGAACTTCAATCAAAACATAGGTATGAATAGATTAGCGCAGTATATGGGGCTTGTCCAAGGTAATTATGGTTCTGACGTTATGAAATCAACAAACACTCCAAGAGCTAATACCACTATGAACGATGCAGGTGGTCTTGCTGCGCTTGGGGCGGGGTTATACAGCTCTATGTAGGGAGGAATATTTTGGGATTACTTGATTTAGATATGTACGCACCTAGTGCAAAATACATAGATCCGGACGAGCGGAGAAGGGCGTCAACTATGGGTTGGTTCTCCGCTGCGGATAAGATTGCTAACGCGCCTATAGGCATGTCGCCTGTTGGCGCTTTAACAAGCGGTGTAAGTGGCTACGCGCGTGGAGCTGAAGCATACGCTCAACAATTGCAACAGCAAAAAGAAGCTGAGCGGATTAGGCAAGAAAAGCTTGCGCAACAGCAATATTTAGACACGCATAAAGACCAGATAGCTACGCAAATGGGGCTCCCTCCAGACACGCCAGTAACATCGGACATGTTGGCTTCGTTTTATAAATCAACTGCTGAAGGTGCTGGGAAAGGTAATGCCGATTTGAGGTATGCTGGACAGATAGTCGACGCTAAGGAAAAAGCGCAACAACCATATAAAATTGCAACAGAGCAGCGGGCGCTTGAAAATGCAAGAAGACTAGAAACTGTAAAAAGCGAATTGTCACGCGCTGCGGAAGAACAGGATCCGTCAAAAGTATTTGATAAAAGTACAAAATTAAGGAAAGAGTATACAGCGCTTACAAAAGATTTCAGAACTGTGCAAGACTCATTTAATAAACTGAAAAGCACATCTCCATCGGGGGCAGGTGATTTATCGATGCTATTTGCGTATATGAAAATACTTGATCCTGGATCAGTTGTTAGAGAAAGTGAATTTGCATCTGCAGCGTCTGCTGGTGGACTTGGTGAAAAACTACAGAACGCTGTTAAACGGATTCAAGAAGGTGGGTGGCTTGGTCCTGAATTGAGACAAGAGTTTATAGACGAAGCAACAAATGTGTACAAAGCACAACAACAAAGTTATGAACAAATAAGAGGTCAGTATACAGGTCTTGCAGAACGCTCTGGATTGAAACCTATTGATGTTCTTCCCGAATGGTCTACAGAAGAGGCAAAGGGTAAACCACCAGCAAAAATTGCGACGAAGGAAGAAGTTGAACAACTTCCAAAAGGTGCTAGATTTATAGCGCCAGATGGTAAAATAAGGACTAGAAAATGACAGTAAACTGGGACGACTACGGTGATGTAGTAGAACAGAAAAAAGAAAGTGTAAACTGGGACGACTACGGTGATGTAGGTTCCGAAGCTAAGGCTGTAAAACCTGTTGAAGAAGGTAAGAAGTCCAAGCCTAGTGTTGTGATGGATATTATTAATTCCGCGGGGCAAGGTAGTATCGAAGGGTTAGCTGCTATGACTGGCTTTCCCACAGATGTGTACAATTTCGCTCAAAATAAAATTGGTAAGCTTGGTTGGGAGGCTGCGAATGCTGTACTTGGGGAAGACCGTCCATATGAATCGCCTACTGAGCTACCGTTTGGGTCGAGGAATATTATAAACGCGGTTAATAAAGGGATACCTGAATACACCCCGAAGACGACTGCAGGGGACTACACTAGAACATTGATGCAATTTGCCCCCGCAGCTGGGAAAGCTGGCGCGGAAGGTGTATGGAGTGGAGCTAAGCACTTGGCATCTAGAGTTGGAGCGCCTGCAATAGCAAGCGAGACTTCTGGACAGCTGACAAAAGGTACAGAGCTAGAGCCGTACGCAAGGGTAGCTGGTGCTGTGCTAGGTGCTGGGGGTGCTGGGCTTGTTAATAGAGCTAGGGATCCAGAATCTTTTCTTTCTTCTAGAGTTGGTAATGTTACAAAAGAAGAATACGCGCAAGCGCAAGCATTAATGGATAAAGCTGCTGAATTTGGCACTCCTATATCTGTTTCTGAAGCATTATCTAAAGTAACCAACGGTCGAACTATGCTTCCAGAAGCACAAAGAGTGTTGGAACAAACACCAAAAGGAGGCCCAACATTAAGAGATTTTTATAAGGATAGACCGCAAAGTAATACACAAGCAGCTGGTAAAGTTATGGATACCGTATCTAATAAAACAGCTAACCCTAGTATGATAGCTGAGGGGGTTCGTAACGCAGCATCTGAAGAGCTGAGTAATGTGCGCGCATTTATAAACAAACAAACTAAACCGTTTTATAAAGCGTCCAAGACAACAGAAATTCCCATGGACGCGTATGAAGAATTATCTAAAAATCCATCTTTCCAAAAAGCACTGGCTGATGTTCAAGGCGATCCTGAATTAGCTCAAAAAATAATCGGGTTACCAAGTAATTCAGTAGGTGTGCTGAATGAAGTTAAAAAGCGGTTAAAAACACTAGAGAACAAAGTTTCAAATGTCGGTACGGAAACATATGATCAGTACAAAGCGTCTATGAGGGGTACTACAGGAACACAAGTTAGAAATACCGCAGCTGAAGCAAGCCCAGAATATGCGCAGGCGCTAGAACAACAAGCGTCTATGCGTAATGAATTATTATCCCCATTAGAGCAAGGGCCTCTAGGAAAATTAGCAAAGTCAAAAGATATAACACAACAGCATAGAGCCCTGTTTCCACAAAATCCTCCAGTAGTTGGTATGGAGCAAGAAGTATCAGACGCTATTTCTAGGATAACAAATATAGACCCGAAAACAACTCAAGCGCTTGTCAGACAACACTTAGAAACGTCGTTTAACAAGGCTACAAAAGATTTAGTAAGTGGTCCAAATCAATACGGCGCTGCGAAATTCGCGTCTAATATAGCTGGTACAGAACAACAAGCGTCTAACTTAGAAGCAGCGATACGGGCGTTACCTGATGGCGAGGCTAAATGGAGTCAAGTGTCTAATATGTTAGATGTATTTAAAGCGCAGGGACACAGGTTGCCAGTTGGGTCAGCTACAGAGTTTAATAAGATGATAGCAGCTGATTTAGGTAAAGGTACAGCCGTTCAAGAAGCTGTGGACACAGCAATGTCACCATCTAAGTGGTTCTCTGCTGTTGCAGATAAAGGTAGGGAAATGCGTGCAAGGGCTGTGTCTGGTGATGTTGCTAAATTACTTACAGATCCAAAAGGTGCCGAGAAACTTATGAACATGCAACATAACCCACTTACAATAGAGGATTATTATAAACTTGCGCCATACCCATATCAATACAGGAGTTCAAAATGATTATATACATATTATTAGGATTTTGCGTACTGGCTGTAATAATGTCACTTGTTGAATCTATAAGTAGAAAGGATTTTATAAAATGGCGGTAACTGACTATAGCACAACTCCAGGAAGCAACACATCTATAAGTGGAATAAACATAGCTGAAGGGTGTCCTCCATCTGGTATAAACAACGCGCTTAGACAATTAATGGCGGATACTGCAACTGCTATGTTGAATGGTGATATGATAGCTGATGGGCAAGTTGATACAGCGAAATTAGCTGCATCAGTAGTAACTGCCGATAAGCTTGCAACAGACGCGGTTGAAACAGCTAAGATAAAAGACGTTAATGTTACAGCAGCAAAACTTGCAACAGACGCAGTTGAAACAGCTAAGATAAAAGACAACGCGGTTACAACTGATAAGCTTGTAAATAGTGCAGTTACAACTGATAAGCTTGTAAATAGTGCAGTTACAACTGATAAGCTTGTAAATAGTGCAGCTACTACAGGCAAGATAGCTGATGGTGCAGTTACTACAGACAAGATAGCTGATGGTGCAGTTACTACAATAAAATTAGCTGATTCTGTTGGTGCAAATAGTGCAAATGGTGGTTGTAAATTATTCTATTCATCTGCAACAGAGCTTAACATGTCGCTATATAATGGTAATAAATTAAATATCAATGGCACATTAGAAACTGTTGTATCGACAAACGTAAGTAATTCTGGACTATCTGCTGATACGTTATACTACGTGTATGCGTATATGGACGGCTCTACAATGAAGCTCACTTTGTCCACCACTCCATACACCACAGGTGCGTATGGAGTTATGATTAAAACAGGGGATGGATCACAAACATTAGTTGGTATGATCTATACTAATAGTTCTAGCGAGTTTTCTAATGTTGTTGGGGATATCGCTAATTACTACAATAGAGAATCTAAAGTCATAACTAAGAAATTACTTGCAACTGAATCTATCTCATCTTCTACACTCGTGGAACTCACACAAGATCTTAGATGTAATTTTTTATCTTGGGGAGATAGTGTACAAAGTTCCTTTACAGGAGTATGCCTTGGTTTTAGTGCAGGTTCACCTATCACTACGACTCTGTGTATAGATGGGACAAACTCATTTGTTGGGCATGCTCGGGTAGTGTTCAATGGCGCATCTGGCCACCCTACTGATCAACCTGATGATCTATCTGCTAGTGTACAAGTAACTAAAGGTAGACACTATATAACACTATTTGGTTTAGGTACAGTTGAGTGGAAATCTGATGCTACATACCCAGCATGTGGTAAATTAACCGTGCTTATTAAAATATAAGGAGGATAACTATGAGTAAATTCAGTTCTATAATGGAAAAAGCTTGGGACGAGATATTAGCATTCTTAGAAGAGGCGTGGGATTGGTCGCTACCAATTGTAAAGGCTGCTCTAACGCATCTTGCAAAAAGTGGTGGGGCTACTTTGGTATCAGCTGCAGAGGCAGCTGTAAAAGCAGCGTCTTCAGACAGTTCAGCATCTGGTAAGGAAAAGTTTAATATGGCGTTTGAAGCTGTTAAAGCAACTGTAGAAAATAGTGGTGAAAAAGCTGTTACATCTGCAATAAACTTGGCAATAGAAATGGCTGTTGCTAAATTAAAGCAGGAACTATAGTATGCCGTCAATCTTGACTTCTATTCTTTGGAAGATAATCGTTCCGGTAGCTATAAAACTACTGGAACGATCTGGAGCTGTTAACAAAGCGGAGGCATTGGCTGCTAAAACTTATACAGTATTGCGAAACGAACTTAGTGAAATAGAAACTTACGCGGAGTACGATAAACCCGCTGAAGAGAAATTGTCAAAAAGTGTTCAAACATGGAGAAAATAGTATGCCAGCAGTATCGGTTGAAATTGGGCTACTTAAGTGGGTTGTCGAGGGGTTTTTGACAATCGCAGCAGTTGTAATAGGGTATGTGGTAAAGCGTAATGATAGTAGAGTTGATAGAAGATTTTCATTACTAGAGCAAGAACAAAAGACTCAAGCTACCGTTGCCGCTAACTTATTGACAGCCACAAAAGACTTGGCTTTGTCTATTCGTGTAGATTTGGACAAAGCTATCCTTGATATGGAGAAAAGATATGCAGATAAAGAAACTGTTAATAAAAGCTTGGACAGAGTTCACGACCGCATGGACGCACAAGACAGAGCGCTTAACAAGGTTGCGGTCGGAGTCAGTAGAGTCGCCTCCACAACAGAAGCAATCCTCAGAAAATGTAGCGAAAATTCCTGTAAAACATTACAAGGCGAATAGAAGAGCGTTTTTGGACACAATAGCAATAGCCGAGGGGACTGTTAAATACGGGAATGCTATTGGGTATAATGTACTTGTTGGTGGGGGTGTCTTTTCAGATTATTCAGATCACCCGCGGATAAAGGTATATATAAAAGGTTATAATGTGTATTCAACAGCAGCTGGGAGATACCAACTTTTAGCTAGATACTTTGACTTTTATAAAAAGAAATTAAATCTTAAAGATTTTAGTCCATCGTCACAGGACAAAATAGCGCTCCAACAAATAAAGGAGCAGCACGCATTGCAAGATATAGACGACGGAGTATTTAGATCTGCTGTTACTAAGTGTAGTAATATATGGGCTTCATTTCCGGGAGCTGGGTATGGGCAGCGTGAACTTACCTATGAACGGCTAACGGAAATCTTCACAGCTTGTGGAGGCGTCTTGAAGGACGGGTGAGGTCTGGTTTTCTCCTTTACCAGACCTCCTTCTCACTTACTTGTTAAGGTTTTCTTTTGTAGAAAATTGTAAGTCTAATTCTTCTTGGGCTTCTTCGCGCTCCTTATTCATTTTGATTGTGTAATCGTTTAAAATGATGCGTAATATGCGCACAGCATTCGTGATCTGGTTAATTTCTTGCTGGATAGGGGTCGTAAGTATATCACGTATAATCGCTACCGTAGAATCGTCTTTTGCAAGGTAACTTTCACACATTCTTGAAATATCAGTATCGATATTAGCATGCTTTTCAAAAAGTATTTCTACTCGCTTGTTTAAGAAATGGATAGCTTTCTTTAAATCAGTTACACCATCTTTTCGCTTATAGCGAATGAGGTACTTTGTAAACCCGTACAAAGTAGGGCTAAGATTGTACTTTTCAGCAAAATCCCAATGTTGGAATTCACCAGCTACGGCATAGTGCTCCCCGCCTATTTGTTCTTCATTTGCGCTCATTTTCTAACTCCTTCATTTCTGATACTAACGCTAATCGATATTTATTACAATTAGATCTTCTATTAAGTAACTCTCCGTATTTTATTGGCGGAAACTTGTTATCTATATAAGATTCCCACCTATAAAACATGTCCTTAGCTGGTGGATACCCAGCTCTATACTCCTCCAGAGAGAACAGCATCCCCTCTAACATATCACAGAATTTCAAAATTACTTTTTCATCTTCTGTGATACTAGTAGTAAGCCACAACGTTTCCATAAAATCACGCTCCAAGCAGGCGCACATTTCTCCGAGTTTCTTATTGTTTGTTTTCACAGGCGCTGGTATATCACCAGTTACGCACTCAGCTATGTCGTGAAACAATGCGGCACTTAATAACTCGGCGCTTGGGTTTAGGGAACACAAAGCACATAAAGACGCTACACCATAACTATGCTCGGCTACGGACTGTTTTCTTGGAAACGTTGTGGAATGGTATCTTACAACTCTTCCACCATTATAAATTGCGTTGACTTGGTTAATGCGCAAAGGTCTACCATTAAACATTATCACTTCTCCTGCTAAGCCATTCAACGCACGCTCTTCTCCATAATGGATTTTTAATATTAGCTACAGCGTATTCAGACATAGGTGCGTCTTTGTTTTTTCGCTTTTCCCAACACATGAGCATAGGGAGGGCTACATTCTTTAGAAATGGGCTGTCGTCTAATTCAGATGGAGGTGTGAATGCACCGTAGCGCATAAAAGCCGTCAAAGCCTTATCAAATTTTTCTTTTGTAGTGCTGAAGAACGGTACATCTATTTCGTCTATACACGCTTCAGCAACGCCGCCGTACGGAGCATAGTCCCACAATAAACATTTTACTTTTTCATACGCTTTAATAGATTCCTCTTGTATCTTCACAAGCTTCTCTCTTGGAAATATATCAAGATAGACATGTAGGTTATTAGTAAATTGCGTGTACATACCAATCTTCATTTTCAAAGATTCCGCAATGTACTTTTGCAACATAGCAAAATGAACTGCATTAGCACCAATAGCACCCCACATCATGTCGTTTGATCTATTACTAACAGTCATATCAAGCCTCAATTCCCCAGCTCTTTTGACTATCCTAAAATACGCTGTTGTGTTGCATGGTACATCTTTGGCTCCGATACCTGTTATACGTCCCTCGTCTAGTTTTTCAACATCCGCAGCTCCATCCCACATCTGCAACACACAACGCCTACTTTTTGGATCTCTTGTTAATTCGTCTATTATCCAATTTATTTGATCATACCCGAACCACTCCCTCCAACGTTTCCCGTAAGCGCCCCAGCATGTTTTACCGTCATCACTGTAATCTTTAAAATTACTATTAAACCTTAGAGGCCATGCAAGATCGTCCCTTCCTTGCAACATCCACATGGATTCCATTACATGGAAGAATGGATTTGCATCTCTGGTTGGTGAAAGTAATGTTGAAAGTTTTGGACGTTCGTACTCTATAGAGACAGGCTGTTCTATTGACAACACTCTACCATTTCTACTATTTTGCACACGTCCTTCACGTAACATGATTGTTATAGCTTTACTAAGTACCTGATTGACCTCTAACCCTTTTATACATATAGTCATTTTACTACGCCTCCTCTGTATAGTTGTTTTGGGCGTCCTTCTCCAAGACGCGCTCTTTCATATTTATCGAATTCGCACAGACAGTTCTGGTAATCTTGAGCGTGAGTTTTCCCAATAATTTCTTCTACTTCGTACTGTACCCTGTCAATAAACTCTACCAATTCAGCTTTCCACGCATTCTCTGTCCACCCTTTATTTACGGGTCTTCCGAGGATTCTATTAAGCCCTCTGCGACTTCCCGGACCACTCTTAGCAAATGTCCACCAATCAGGGCATGTTGTATAGGGGGACGCATATTTAAAATCTGCTACTACTTGCGCAGCTATAAAAGACCCTATACCATTGAATTCATCAACTATAGCTTCGTGCCACATACACAATTGCGTAGCTGGCTTCGGGGCTATGTGATCACGAGCTTGCCACAATGGTTCCAGAATCCAGTCTAATACATAGTCAACTTTAGACATACGCACACCACAGGTAGACACTATGTACGCACCATTAAATACTTTAGTACCTGCCGATTGTACAGATTTCAACTTCTTTCGCCACAGCTCTCTATTGAATTTGTGCGGGTATCCAATTGTATCTAGTGTTGATGGTAAGTTGAACAATCTTGCAACAACCATCGCGAACCATAAGTTTTTATCATACTGGTACGGATCACGCCAATGCTTAGCAATCCATTTTGTAACTTTATCGTCTTCTCTATGTACGTTGCAAAATCTGTATTTTTCTATTATTGGGTCACCTGTGTATACTTCACCAGCTTCTTTTTTACAGCGTGCGTCTTCACGAGCTTTTACGAATTGGATGAACGTTTTTTCAGCACTGCTAAGCATTTTCTATTTCCTTTCTAGCCTTACTAACTATTGTACGAAGTATATTTTTATACGGTTTCTTAAAAGCTTCAAACTGCTCGCGCTGTATGCGTTTATGGTTACGTAGTGCTTTTTTCATATCTTGTTCTGTGTCCGCAATCCACGGTGTTACATCAATGCCTGCTTCTTTTAACATAGGAATAGACTCGGATTGAAACACCATACCAAGCTTAGCACCTAACATTTCATAAAATCTATTTGCTGGGCTGTGAAATTCAACATGACTTTTTGAATCCTCTATATATAGACCTACAGCAAAAGACCCCAGCCATTTGTAGAATTGTGATCTAGGTACGGCAGAAACAAGTTCTACATTTTCTGGAGTATACAGTTTTTTAGACGGGCTACTGACTACAAATGGTACATTCATAGAGAAATATTTGTCAAAGACCTTCATTCTATTTTGTCTACAAGCTCCGTAATAACATACAGCGCGACGTTTTCTAAATTGAACAGGCTGCGGTTCGAACGTTAAGCTGTTCCAGTTTATATATCTACTAAATTCCGTATTATTTGAATTATTTTTAACAGTAGTCCACATATCAGTATCTGGAAGACCAGCTTTTCTCCTATTTCTAAAAGCTTTTCTAAACGGACTTTCCGCGTTAGAAATAGGCTTTGGGGGTACGATGGTGTAGTCATTTTGTATCCACACAACCCTACCAGCTTTCTCCACAGCTGACCCGAGTTCTGGTAAGACTTTACAAAACGCAAATGCGCCTCCAACTATGTACAGGACATCGTATGTTTCATTAGCTATAGACTTATCGTATATTATTTCTAACTCTAATTCATTCTCTAGGAACTTGGCTATACGTGAAGTAGCTACGACTCCTTCCGGGTTAGGTTTACTGAACGTGAATAGTGCTCTTTTCATATTATTTCTCCTCGGGTAGTGTTGGAAGCCCCATATATGGGGCTTCTCTGTTAATTACTAATATAGTGATATGTAACCATTTTGTATTGCGAATAAAACATCGCGCTCTGCAACTTTTACAGTTTTACCATTCGCCGCTACTACTTCAGTACCGATAACTTTAATTACAGACTTGCTTCCTAAAATAGCTGCCATAAGCGCATATCGCACTGTTCCTTCCCTGCATGTAGGGTTTTTCACTAATTTCTTTATTCTAGTCTTTTTCCCCACAGATGTAGATTTTTCAACTTTGGTTTTCTTAGTTACTTTCTTAGTTACTTTCTTAGCTACTTTCTTAGTTACTTTCTTAGTTACTTTCTTAATAACTTTAGGCTCCACTTCTTGCTCTGAACTTTTTGTAGCTCTTCTTCGCTTTATCTTTGATGTAAACTTACTCATTTTTCTCTCCTTTATGTTGATTGACTTGTCTAATTTCTTAGTCATGTTTTCAGTATAATCTAACTTATCATCAAAGTAAAGAGAAAAGTTAGCCGATTCTTTTGCCGCAATTTTCTTCAGTCCATCTAGAAGACTTTTTTGGGTTTTATCCTTTGATTTCAACACGGATAGTATAACTTCATCTATTGTGTGTTCTGCGATTATATGATGAATAAATACCTTAGAATGTTTTGACCCTTGGCGCAACACTCTTTGATTAAATTGATCGTACCATTCAAGGTTCCACGGAAGCGAATGCCATATAACATGGTTACCTGCATTTTGTAGATTAAGTCCGTGCGCCATGCTGGCGGGGTGTCCTATTAATACTGGTATTTCACCAGCGTTCCACTTATCAGCTATTATTGATGATTTTTTAGCAGACACCCCTCCTCCTATGAAAGGTACAGCTTTACCAAATACTTTTCTTAGTCTGTCTAAGTCGTGATTGAATTCGTAGGCTATTAAACATGGAGTACCTTGTAATTCATCCACAAGGTCTTTAGTCGCCTCTGCTTTCCACATTCCGAGATGGTGTGCTTTACTGTCTTCGTCGTACACCCCGCCGTTGGCTATCTGTCTACACTTTCCGGAGGCAACAGCTGCGCTTACGGCTGTTAAAAACTTACCTTGTAAAAAAGCAAAGAACTCACTCTGCATCTCTTTGTATATTTTAACAGCTTTATCAGATAATTCAACATATATATTATTCTCTATACGCTGAGGTAACTCTAGGTAATCTCTGCTCTCAAGGCGTAAAGTTATTGGGTCTATGCGTTGCCGTATCGCAACAGCAGCATTTTCTTGGAGCGTCCAGACATATCCTCCAAATCCTGTTTGTCTAAAATACGAGTTGCGGTAATGCGTAATGTATCTTCCGAGTGCTCTTCCCATGTCCAAGATATAGATCTGTCCAAATAGATCAATATACCCATTAGGAACAGGTGTTCCAGTAAGAATATAACGTCTATTGAACGAACTGAGACGATGCTTGATGCTTTTGAACCTTTTTGTTTTGGTAGATTTGAATTTACTGCTTTCATCAATAATAAGCACGTCGAATCCAAATCGTTTGAAGTGTCTATGGTTAAATAGCCACGATAATCCTTCCGGATTGATGATATACAAGTCTGCGTCTTCTTCAAGTCTTTTTTCTTTTTCCTTTCCATGTAGAATAACCGTTTTAAGTTCTTTAAAATCATTCCACTTCTCCACTTCTCTCGGCCACACAGAGTAGCATACCCGCAAGGGTGCGACTACTAAAGCCTTGTCAAACATTTTAGTGTGCTTAAGAACTTTCAGAGTAGCAAGGGTTATACTTGTTTTTCCTAGTCCGGGATCTAGAAACAATCCTGCGACTGGATTTTTCAACATAAACTCGATAGCTCTTTCTTGGTACGGATGTGGTGTCCAATCCATTTTTGATCGCTGTGATTCTCTTTTTGATTGCATTTATAGCCTCTTTACTGTCGTGATGTACTTCAACATCGTACCCTAGATTTATTAAATCTACTATTAATAGTACTTGGTGCTTTTTAAGTTTGTCTGTAATAGATCTTTTGAATTCTATTATAAAGACATTCCCATTTGGCAATAGAAACCACCTATCGAGTAATTCTCCACTTTCCTTCCGCTTGACAAAAATATTATTCTTCTTTGCCCAAGCTACAACTTTATTTTCTATTGTGGATTCTAATACTGACATGGGCCGCCGTTATCTTTTCTGAAGAAACACCATCTGCACCCGAAATTAGGTTTAGGCTTAAATGTAGTATCGTTCAGCATTGGCTTTACTCTCCCCTCCCACATTTTCTTCAATTCGTCAACTTCATCTCTACTGAACGTATGTACTAATCGTTTATCAGCTGGGTGATCTAAGTACCAAAGCTCCGTAGTAGCTTCTGTAACATCGGGGAACATTGAGAATGCTGCAAGAGCGTACAGTGATAACTGCTCTCTATGGCTATCGTTGGGTTTTCCAGTTTTGTGGTCGATAATACGTATTGATGATTCTGAATTACCAGCGTGGACATCGACCATAACTCTTACCCAGCAATCTTTGTCAAACCAACCAGTCGGGTGCCAATCTTTAGTGAACGCCCATTGTTCCTCGCATACTGGGGATTCTTTTAATAAAGCTCTGAACTCTCGTCTATAGTTATTCAATTCTTCTGGCATGTTGTTAAACATACCATTAACCCAATTCTCAGCTTTTTTATGAATCGCAGAACCGCGAGACATAGCTTCGTTTGTCGGTTCTTTCAGCCTGTCTATAAACTTACATTTAGCCATGAATGGGCATTTTGTGTAACACGCCCATCTGCTATAACTCCATGCTGTTATTCTGTTGTATATCTTTTTAAATCTTTTCATTATCAATCCTTATAAAGTTTAAGTTCGCCCCACCTATCGCCAATCTTTCCGTCGGTCTTCATCGGGACATCGAATTCTAATCCTTCCATACAATCTTTTAATATCTTCATTTCCTTCTTCTTAGCTCTCTTTGGACTGGATATATTAATTTCATCATACACTGTGACTAAGAATCTGCTTTCTTTGTCGATAGAATTGTATCTAATAATTGCTTCTTTTGTAGCATCAGCAGCAGAACCTTGCACTAAGTAGTTGAGCATTTTGTACTCAAAACTCATTACTCTATTGAACTTTTCAACATACTTGTCTGGTTCGCAATAATATAATCTTCCACCCCACGTTATAAGTGGCTCTCCATCTGCTGCCAACTGTTTTAAAGTTTGGTCAATATCTGTTAATCCAGGAATCGCTTTGTTTTGAGCATTGCGAATAGACTTAACCTCGTGGACTGTTGTATTTAATTTTTTAGCTAGTGCTCCAAGCCCTTGTCCATATAATCTTCCAAAATTAATAGTCTTTGTGGATACTCTGTCAACTTCACGATGCATTATACGTTTAATTTCATCCTGGACAAAAGCATGCACATCTAAGTCTGGGTCTTTGTTATAAGCTTCCATTAGCGACCCATCTTCAAAATGTGCAAGAATTCGTAATTCTTGTTGACTGTAATCACGGTGACCCCATACTTGCCCTTTGTCAGGTGTAACGTACCTCCTGACAAGTGGTAATTCTGCAACTCGTAAAAACTTAGGGTGCATGTATCCATCGCCCCTGTCGTAAAAAGACTTAGAAACATTTAATAAGTTTGGATCGTCACAACTTGGTCTTCCTGTTCTAGTTCCTTTAGAAGTACCAGTTGATTTCATTTGTCTAACTTGATTCCAGTTTGGATGGATAGTGCCTCCACTTAAAGTTGCTTTCTCCAACCATGGTTTCATAAACATGTTAACACAAGTAGACAGTCTATTTCTGTATCCAAAAACAGCAGCCAGTTTTTGATCTTTTAGTTTATCAAGAGGCATATTATCCTTGCTGACGCTCTTTTTTCCAGTCTTTGTAAATACCCAGTCTGTAAATACGCCTGCTTTTTCAAACGCTTCGGCAAGCTCCGCATTACTATCTATGTTTAAATCGCTGTTACCAAGTCTCTTTCTAATCCATCTATTAGCAGATTCAAACGCCTTGTCATAGACTGGTATTTCTTTTTCTAATAAATCTATGTCAACATTCAACCCATTGCGCTCGTTTTCTAAAAATATAGGCATTAACGCACGCTCCCTGTCGTATGCTTCTTTCATACCAAGCGACACAACTTTTGGATATAACTTATTAAATAATTTATAAGTTCTAATGACATCTCCATTAGCATATTTCCCAACTAATTTTCCAGGAGCATCACAAATATGCGACCCCCAATTCCTATCGGTTCTGTGGGTTATACCATTAGCAACTAGCCATTCTCTGACTTCATCCTGTTCTTCAGGAGGCATGTCTAAGTATCTTTCGGCTGAATGTTTTAGACCTAACGACTTTGCATGTGGGTCTAAAAGAAATAGTAAGTATAGAGTATCGTGCACCATTTCCCAAGGCAATTTTTTACACCCGCAATGCGTCTCTGCAACATCAACATCAAACTTTGCATTTTGAAATAGTAATGGTAGCCCACTGCTCCATGCCTTCTTAACAATTCTATACCCGTCTGTTTGCGAACAATTATTTCCTATCACATGCCCCCATCCATAATACTTAGCTTTTCTGTCTTTTGGGTATTTTATAGAAACACCAACTGGAATCGGTGGGTATTTAGGGCGTGTCTCTATACCCTTCGTTTCAAAATCAATTGTTATTACTTTTGGTGGCTTCATGACATTCCTCGGGTGTTAAATAACTGTCGGGTGGTGTATTAACTTTTCTAGTATACCCACATCTAGGACATCTAAATATACCTAGCTTTTTATTCTTGTGTATCTTACGCTCGCATCTTATACATCTGGCCATTATAGATTCCTAATTAGTGGGTATTGTGGCGGTATCCTTCGACTTCTAAACCCCACGGGTTTCCGCCACAATCCCCTCTGTATAATAACGATAGTTATTATATAAGTGCGCGCATGCGCACTTTACCGCTCCTATGGGGTCAGTCACTAGGTTACGGTAACATCTCTCATACTAAGAAAGCTTTGTAATTGCCATTGCCTTGACTTCATCATCAGACAATATAGCAAGTGTGTTCTTAGCAATTTCTTCACGCTTCTTACGATTCTCACCTTTACGAATTAAAGTAACTGCGTCCTCTTCCATCTTGAGTATCTCTTTATAGCGGGTATAGTCGATTTTGTCTAAAGCCCATCTAACTTTTTCAGTACCATCGAAATCTGGTTCAACATCAACCTCAATTACTTTTACAGTAGTCAGCCCCCAGCGCGTACTACTTTCTACAACAACATAGTCATCAACTTTTATAGTCGAGTCTACAGTCTTGAACAATGTTGCTCTTCCACCATCTTCGTACAATCCTTTTATACAGCGAATGTTAGGATTCGCTATCATTACAACCGTAGTATAATTCATCTTAGTCCCCTTTATATTTTTGTAGCAATTATCCAATCATTTGCAAGCATATCTGCTTGCAGCGGCGTCCATGGCATTATAGTACCATCCATCGTCTTCATATCAATGTGACCATGGTATGTTACCTCTGTACCTTCTTCATATATACCCAGCAAAGGAGCTCTGTTCACTTTAAACTTTGACCCTTGCACCAAGAATATAAACACCCCAGCGCCTGCCCAGCCAGCTCTATACGCAACAGTACCAGCTTTCCCTTCTTTTATGGCAATCAATGCAGTTGGGAAATCAACTTTATCGACTTCTTCATACTTGACTTCTGTATCTGCTGGTGGTTGTGTTACTTCTTCTTCTTCCATTTTTCATTTCCTTTCTCTATCGTGAAAACTTTGTCTTCTTTTTAACTCTTCGATTAGTTTTTCTCTTCCTTTTCTTAGGTTGTTCATCTTCCTCGGATTTTACATATTTGTAATCTATTTCGCCAGCAACTTTATCAACAAGTTGTTCAAGTTCGTTCAATACTTCACCGTCTGATATATTTTCCACCCAATCCAAATGTAGTTTAACTTGTGTATGTTTATCTTTCCGAACACCTAATTCTGTTATAACTGTCCACCATGGACGACCCATAGTCTTACTTATCTTTGTAGCATAAGATGCCCACACCTTTACAGA